CTCGAAGCACAATCAATCTCGCTGGATTTCATGGCCCTATTGGGACCCAAACAAGGGCGCTGGCTGGTATCCGGTTCTCACCATGCCGCGCAATCCGCGGCTCTCGCCTTGTATTCCATACTCGGCATATTGGGATGGCAAGTTTTTCAAGGAAACGGCGAAGCTTGGCTCGCTCCAGAACAAGGAAGTAATTTTCTTCCTCAACGAGCGCTTCGACAAATCGACGGACGCGATCGATCTCGCCAACGATCCTGTCAATGACACTCTGCCGGGAAGTTTACTGAAGGCAGTAGGCGACTAAACCATCCTCCAACATTGCCCGCTGTGAAGCGGCCAAGGAGACGATCATGCCCAACACGGCTGCTAAACCGAAACCATTTGGCGTTTCGGGACCGGAACTCATTCTTCGAGAAGAGTTGGAAAAAATAGGCGCCACTGTGGAGGCGACCATTTGGCGCCCCAGCCAAGAGTGGCTACCCAATCAATACGCCTTTCGTGTCACCCGCAAGGACGGATCTCAGCAAACTGGGGTCGTCCCATGGGATTTGAGCACCTTCGCCAAGGTGCTCGAAGTAGCGAAGGGGGTGTGACATGGCTCTTCAATACAGCACCGCCGGCCGGAACGGCCAACTTGACGCGCTCGAAACGGTTATTGGTACGTCAGCCGTCCTCAAGATGTTCGACGGCACCAAGCCGGCTAACTGTGCTGCGGCCGATGCCGGCACCGTACTCGCAACATGTTCGCTACCATCCGACTGGATGGCCGCAGCATCTTCGGGTGCGAAGGCCAAGTCGGGCACATGGCAAGATACCTCGGCCGACAACAGCGGCACGGCGGATTATTTCCGCGTCTATGCTTCTGACGGCACGACCTGCGGCATTCAGGGCACGGTTGCGACTTCTGCCGCCGATATGATCGTGGACTCGATCACCTTCACCGCCGGGCAGGCCTTCACGATTTCTGCTTTCTCGATCACAAATAACAACGCCTGATGAAGGCTGGTAGCCGAAGATGGCGATCACCTTATTCGGCTCTGCGTCCAACCCGGCAGACAATGGAGCGAATACATCTAGCCCTGTAGCTATCACACCGCCCGCCTCAATGCAGGCTGGCGATTTGGTGGTGGTCGAGGCGGCCGAAGCGAACTTCGTCAAGACGCTGACGCTCTCGGCAACCGGCGGGCAGACGTGGAACACCGAGGCCAACCAGACCGGCAACGGCTGCGCCATGCGGCTGTTCTGGTGTGTGTTCAACGGCACTTGGTCAGCCGACCCGAGCTTCGCGACGACAAGTCCGACCGGCCTTTCGGCCGTGATGCACGTCTTCCGCGGCGATCTTGCGAATTGGGAGCAGGATCAGGCCTTCGACCTCGACGCGGTAACGGGCTCGCCAACCGTAGTCACGCGGGCCGGCGTCACAACTAGTGTTGATAACTGCGTAGCGCTGGCTGGTTGGGGCAATACCGGCGTTCGCACTTGGGGCTCCCTTTCGGGAACTGGCTGGGCGGTAGCGGGCGATGCCCAATATCGCAACACCGGGGGCGGTGACCTCACAGTCAGTTTCGCCTATTATGTGGCGGCTTCGGCTGGCGCTACCGGCGATGTCACCAAGACGGCCAATTCTGCGCTTCTCTCCGCTCACAAGTGGATCATGGCGTGGAAGAACGTCGCCCCGCCGACCGTCACCGGAACGCTATCGTCAACTGAACAGGCCGACACTGTTACATCAACGGGCGCTCTTGCCATTGCGGGCTCGCTGTCAGCCTCAGAGACAGCGGACACGCTTACCGCAAGCGCAACAGTTGCCCAGGCGCCTGTAGATGGCACGCTCAATGCAACCGAAGCGGCTGATACTCTAACCGCCGAAGGCCTTCAGGAAAGGCAGGCCACCGCAGATATAACCGAGGCCGCTGATACCCTTAGCGCATTCGGTTCGGAAACGGCGGGGCGGGTTGGCACTGTAGCGGCGACCGAAACTGCCGACACGCTCACCGGCACGGGCACGCTTGCCATATCCGGCAGCGTCACGGCAACCGAACAGGCCGACACACTCACGGCCACGACAGCGCTTCCGATCGCGGGCGCGGTCAGCGCCACAGAAGCAGCGGACACCCTCTTAGCCGAGGGCCAGCGCACCAGGCAGGGAACGCTTTCAGCAACCGAGCAGGCAGACACGCTAGACGCATCGGCACTTCTTACTGATTTCGTTCCCGGCTCCTTCGGCAGGGCAAGAGCCAAGGCGAAAGCCGCATCAGCATCCGGCGCACGCGCCACAGCGGCTTGAGGCAACCATGCCAAACGTACACCAAGGCTCGGCAACCGACCTGACCTTCTATCTCGAAAGCCCGGTCGGCGTGCCGGCCAATGCGGAATCGGCCGAACTTCGCTGGAAAATCGACCTCTGCGGCGAAGAGAACACCGAGACGGACTACACCAATCCCGAGGTCGGAACTTACGTGTTCACGATCACGCCTGACGATGGTGGCATTCTCTACGCAGAATTCCGCACCACAAACCCTGACTATATCGAGCGCTATCAGGTTGCCGTCGAGGGCAGCGTGTTCAGCGAATGAAGGAGAACAGCATGAAGAAGCCCATCACGCTTGCTAAGCCAGCCGAACCGGCAAAGGCTAGCCCGAACGCCGAACTCGAAGCCCTCAAGGCAGAAAACGCCCGCCTCAAGGAACAGCTTCTCCTTCGCCCCGTCGTCATCTCAAACCCGACAGCGCTTGCCGATCAGGTCAACGCCATGCGTGATCGCATCGAAGCGCTGGAAGGCGAGATCGAGGCGCGCAAGAAGGCCTGAGCATGACTGCCGGTCGGCCCTCAACCTATAGCGCGGAGATAGCAGCCAAAATCTGTAGCATGATCGCTGATGGGATGACCATTCGCGAACTGTGCAAAGCCGATGACATGCCTGCCAAGTCAACGGTCTTTCTGTGGCTCGCTAATCACAAGGAATTTTCGGACCAATACGCGCGCGCCAAAGAAGCACAAGCCGATGATATGGCTGAAGAATTGCTCGAAATCTCCGACAATGGTGCGAATGATTGGATGGAGCGCAACCGCGGCGAAGAGCGAGGCTGGGTTGCGAACGGCGAGCATATTCAGCGCTCACGCCTCCGCGTCGATGCTCGCAAATGGCTCATGAGCAAGATGGCGCCCAAGAAATACGGCGACAAGGTTGAGCACAGCGGCAATCTGGGCTTTCAGGTCAAGCCGCTGAGCGAAGTGGACGACAAGTTGTGAGTTTCACCTTCACGGCCAAGCAGGAAGAGGCCAACAGGCTTCTTGCAGGCACGGCAACGCATATCCTGCTCTATGGCGGCGCACGCTCAGGCAAGACGTTCCCGATCACCAGGGCGACGGCACACAGGGCGCTCAAGGCGCCTATGTCGCGCCACGCCATGCTGCGCTATCGCTTCAACCATGTGAAGGAGTCGATCGTCCTCGATACCTTCCCGAAGATGATGCGGCTTTGCTACCCGGAAGCCAGCTACGAATTGAACAAGACGGACTGGTATGCGCGGTTCCCGAATGGATCGGAAATCTGGTTCGGCGGATTGGACGACAAGGACCGCACTGACAAGATTCTCGGCAAAGAGTTTGCGACCATCTTCTTCAACGAGTGTTCGCAGATACCCTACGGCTCGGTCGAAACCGCACTGACTCGTCTCGCTCAAAAGACCGTGCTTCAGATCAGGGCGTACTACGACGAAAACCCGCCTGACAAGAACCACTGGACCTTCAAGAAATTCATCCAGAAGGTTGACCCGATCTCGAATGCGCCTCTGACCGATCCTGAGCGCTACGTTGCCATGCAGATGCATCCGCAGGATAACGCGGACAATCTGGCACCGGAATTCATCAAGGGGCTTCAGGGCCTCTCAGGACGCAGGCGCAAGCGGTTTCTGGAAGGGGAATTCGCGGATGCCAACCCGAATGCGCTGTGGTCGCAAGAGATGTTGGACCGCAATCGCATCATCAACGCGGTCGCAATACCTGACTTTCAGCGCATTGTTATTGCGGTTGATCCGTCAGGCTCGGATGACGAGGACAACCGGGAAAACGACGCTATCGGTATTGTCGTCATGGCGCTTGGCACAGACGGCAATGGCTATCTGCTCGAAGACCTGACGCTCAAGGCTGGCCCCGGAACTTGGGGCGGAGTGGTTGCAGGCGCTTATGACCGCCACAAGGCTGACCGAGTGATTGGCGAGAAGAACTTCGGCGGCGCAATGGTGCAATTCGTGATCCAGACCGCACGGCCGAACACGCCTTACAAGGACGTTACCGCTTCCCGCGGCAAGGTCGTGCGAGCCGAACCGATTTCAGCCCTGTGTGAGAAGGGCAAGATTCGCCATGTGGGCTTCTTCCCCGAGCTTGAGGACGAATTGATGGGCTTCACGACCACAGGCTATTCGGGAGAGCGCTCGCCCAACAGGGCTGATGCCTATGTATGGGCTGCGTCTGACCTGTTTCCCGGCCTCGTGGCGGACGAGAAGAAGCCGCCAGCGGCCTATCAGGTTCCGTATGCGATGCAGCAGTCCTATGGCTGGCTTGGCGCCTGATGGCTGAGGCTCAACGAGCGATGGCGCTACCGTCGCCAGATCACTATCTCAGCGATGATTTCATTGGCGAGATGATCTCTCTCGACACTCAGGAAGTGCTAGCCGAAATAGCTAATCATGGCTCGATTCATGGCGATTATACCACGGTTCCTCGCCACAATTGGGTTGCCACCGATTGGCGATACTTCCATGGATGGTGGTATTGCTGATGGCTGAGACTCACGCCGAAGTCATCGAGCGGTTCCAATCCTATTGGGATGCGGACCGCGACAATCGCGAGGACGGCATTGACGATCAGCGCTTCCTGGCGCTTGACCAGTGGCCGGAGCCCTTGCGCCGTCAGCGTGAAGCAGAAGGCAGGCCTTGCGTCACGGTCGATCGTCTCAATGCGTTTGTAAAGCAGGTCTCGGGCAATCTTCGCAAGTCGGCTCCGGCCATTGACGCGTTCCCGGTCGATAGCAAGACTGATCCTGTTATCGCTGAAATCTATTCAGGGCTCATTCGCCAGATCGAATACCAGTCCAAGGCCAAGAGCGCCTATTCCTGGGGGGCGCAATGCTCCATCGGTTGCGGCATCGGGCATTGGCGCGTTGACACCCGCTATGTCGAGGACGGGTTCGACCAAGAGATTTGCATCAAGCGCATCATGGACCCGTTTGCAGTCATCTGGGACCCGGACGCGCAAGAGCTTGACCGCAGCGATGCCTTCGATTGCTTCGTAACGGAGTGGATTACCGAGGACGCCTATTATCGCCGCTATCCCGACCAGTTGAAGGACGGGCGGCCGTCTGACATCCCGAGCGACAGCTATCACAACGGCCTGTTCTGGCGCGATACGGAGTTAATCCGCATCGCGTCCCGCTGGTTCAAGGTGCCGAAGAAGCGCAAGCTCGGCATGACGCAGGACGGGCAGATATTCGAACTGGACAAACTGCCGAAAGTGGCGATCCAATCGCTCGGCATCACCCGAGAGCGCGAAATCGACGGCTGGGAGATCAAGCACCAGGCGATTTCGGGCGATGACTTTCTGACGGACGAGGAAAGCTGGGCAGGTCGTCATATCCCGATCATTCCCTGCATCGGGGATGAGGTCACTGTAGACGGCACGGTATCTCGCCGCGGTATCGTGCGCAGCGCCAAAGACCCGCAGAGGCTTTACAACTATTGGCGCTCGGCATCGGCTGAGACCATCGCCATGCAGCCCAAGGCGCCCTGGGTCGTGACCGCGAACATGATCAAGGGTCGTGAAGGCATGTGGATGAATGCCAACCGGAGCAATCTTCCGGTTCTCATCTACAGCGTCGATAGTGAAGCGCCACAACTTTCTCCTGAGCGCGCCGCACCGCCTGCCCCGCCGGCCGCACTGTGGCAGGAAGCCCAGATCGCAGAAGGCGACATGAAGGCCACGACCGGCATTTATGACGCCGCACTCGGCAACCGCTCGAATGAGACATCCGGCAAGGCCATCGAGGAGCGTCAGCAACAGTCGGACAATGGCTCGTTTCTGTTCTTCGACAATTTCGAGGTTGCGATCACCCGAACGGGACAAGTTCTCGTGGACCTTATCCCCAAGATTTACGATGGCGAGCGCACATTGCGCATTCTTGGCGTGGATGAGGTTGAGGGCTTCGTCCCGATCAACAAAACGGTCATGGGACCTTATGGTCCAGAGCTTGTGAACGACATCACGACGGGCAAGTTCGATGTCCGCGTGAAGATGGGACCGAGCTACGCCACAGCGCGTCAGGAAGCCCGCACACAGCTTACCCAGATCATGGCAAACCAGCCCGAATTGATGAACGTCATGGGCGACATCTTCTTCGAGAACATGGACTTTGCCGGCGCCAACAAGATGGCGGAGCGCATGAAGAAGGTTATCCCGCCGCAGATCACGGGCGAGGGCCAAGAACAGCCCGATCCGGCTGCGCAGGCCGTCCAGCAGCTCCAGATCGCTGGCGCCGAAGCCGAAGTCCACAAGAAGCAGGCCGAAGCCTTCGACAAGGAGCAGTCCGGCATCGGCAAGGCCATCGACAATGCGGCCAAGCAGACCCAAATCGCTCAATATGGCGTCGAGCCTCCGCAGCACGTCATGCAGGCCCGCGATCAGTTCCACGAACTGAACCGCGGCGACCGGGAACGCGAATTCCAGGCAGAGCAGGGCGATAGGGATAAAGCCTTCCAGCGCGATCAAGGGGATCGCGACAAGGCATTCCAGATCGGGACGAGCCGAGAGACGGCTGATCGTGAGGAACGCCGGGCCGACAAGGACCGTCAGTTCCAGCGCGAAGAGGCGCGGTTCGCCGCCAAGCAGAAGCCCAAGGCTAAGGAGAAGGCGTGAAAGTCTATATCGTTTATTCGGACTACGGGCACGATGGCTGCTCGCCGCCGCAAGGTGTTTTTGCAACCAAGGCCGATGCGGACGCTTTCATTGCCGAAAAGAAGAAGCTGGACAAATACTTCGACATTCACGCCGAGGTTATGGAGAGCGAGGTTGCTTCGTGAAGCTAGACCTCGGCTGCGGCCCGAAGAAGAAATATCCCGACTATATCGGCATCGATAAGATCGCCTTTCCCGGTGTTGATCATATTATGGACGTGACGCGAAAGCCTCTCCCGTTCAAGGAGGGCGAAGTCGAAGCGGTCTATTCGGCGCATTTCTTCGAGCACCTGACCGCACTGGACCGGATCAAGGTCGTCAATGAACTCTACCGGGTGATGAAGCCCGGCGCCGAAGCCCGCATAACCGTTCCCAACTGGAATACGGCCTTTGCCTATGGCGATCCGACGCACCAATGGCCGCCGATCAGCTCAATGTGGTTCGCTTACCTTCGCAAGGACTGGCGCGACATGAACGCGCCGCATACCGACATTGCCAACTGGAAACACGGCTATTCGTGCGATTTCGACTGCACAGAGCCGGTTGAATTCAGCTTCGAACTTACTGCGGTCCTGATACGTCGGGGCTGACCTATTCGCTGTCCAAGAGCAGCGCAACCCCGCCGTGAGGCGGCAATATCTCTGGAAAGAGCATGTCAACCGAAGAAACCACGACTGCGGATGTCGAGAACTCCGCATCGGCCCCCGTTGCCGCGCCTGCAAAGGAAGAAACGGACCCCACGACTGCCACGTCCGAACAGGACGCCTCTGCCGAAGGCAAGGAAGCTGACGGCAAGACTACCCCGGAAGACGATGCTGCCAAGGCATCTGAAGCCGCCAAGACGCTCAACGAGCGCAAGCGAAGCGCACAGGAACGCATAAACGAGGCTGTTGGAAAGCAGCGTCAGGCAGAGCGTGAACGTGACGCAGCACGCCGGGAAGCGGAAGACCTTCGCAAGAAGCTTACCCCGCCTGACCCGACCAAGTATGACGATGTTTCCAAACTCACGGCCGATCAGGTCGCGCATACCATCGACAGTCGCGAAGCCGAAAGGCTGGACCGTCGCGCAACCGAAGCCGAGCAGATCGCAGAGCGCGCCGTAGCTGAAGCATGGCTTGAGCGCGTGTCCGATTTCAAGGCTGACAATCCCGACTTCGAGGAAGTCGCTTACAAGGCCCCGATTACAGACGCCACGGCAAAGCTTGTGGCCGAAATGGAAGACGGGCCTGCAATCGCGTACTGGCTGGGCAAGAACCCGTCGGAAGCGCGCCGTATTGATCGCCTGAGCGAGCGAGCGAAGATGGTTGAGATGGGCCGCATTAGCGCCCGCATTTCGATGCCACCGCCCCGCCGCACAACTGAAGCCCCGAAACCTGTCTCAGCCGTTGGCGGCAAGAATGCCGGACGGTCTGACTTCGACCCGGAGAACGCCTCCATGGCTGAATACGTGGCGAAGCGAAACGGTGGTTGGGGCGAATAACCCCACTCTTTGCCGAACTCCCGCTGTGAAGCGGTACGGCCCTCAGAAGGAACACTCCTATGGCTAATACAACTTTGACCGCTTCGGTCATTGCCAAAGAGTCGTTGAAGCTTCTCGAAAACAACCTTGGCCCGCTCAAGACTTTCTACCGCGCGCCCGAGGAAGAATTCGACAAGCGGGTCAACGGCTACAAGATCGGCGCTTCGCTTGACATTCGCCGGCCAGCCGACTTCATCGTCCGCAGCGGCCCTACCATGTCCGTTCAGGACGTGATCGAAGGCAAGGTCACGCTGACCGTCGATCAGCAGAAGGGCGTGGACTTCCAGTTCTCGTCCACGGACCTCACGCTCTCAATCGCCCAGATGTCTGAGCGCGTGCTGAAGCCGGCCATGAGCCGGCTCATCAACGAGATTGCCTATGACTGCCTCAGCGTGTTCACCCCATATGTCTACAACTGGGTCGGCACGCCGAACACGGCGGTTGATAGCTATGCCGACTTCGTGAAGTCAACGGAGCGACTAAACGACATGGCTGTGCCGGAAGACGATCGCTTCGCGATCATGAACAACTCCGACTTCACGGCGATGAAGGCCAACCTCACTACGCAGTTCATGGCCTCCGACGCTCGTGACGCTTACCGCAATGGCGTTCTCGGCCGCATTGATGAAGTCGAGGTCATGCCGACGCAAATCATGCCGTCCCAGACTTGGGGGACGGCTGACAATACCACGCCGCTCGTCCGGGGTGCTTCGCAGAATGTCACCTATGACACTGCGAAGAATACGTGGACCCAGACGCTCAACACTGACGGTTGGGATTCGTCTGCGACCATCACTGCCGGCACGGTGTTCACGATTGCGGATTGCTACATGGTCAATCCCAAGACCAAGCAGCGCACGGCGATCCAGCAGCAATTCGTTGTCATGGCGAATGTGACGGCGGACGGCACCACGTCCAACAACACTCCGATCACCATCTCACCCCCGATCATCACTTCCGGTCCGCATCAGACGGTGGAGTTCACGTCGGACATGGACGACAACGCCATTACGATCAACGGTGCTGCGTCGGCCGTCTATCGTCAGAACTTGGTGTTCCACAAGAACGCCTTCGCTCTGGCGATGGTGCCGATGGAAA